CTCATTAGACAAACGACTTGCATATTTACTGAAATACTCTACCATGTGTCCTATTTCGTGAAAAGGAGTAGTCTTTCGAACACCATTCATGTTAATCGTAATAAAATTTTCAGGATTAGGAATATTAGCGTATCGAGAAGGACGGCCGGTCATAGCTGCTTCACCAACGAAATAGCCACGCTTAACCTTTCTTGTACTAATTCCTTTTCCGTTTTCTTCTAGCATATGTCCCCAATCATGTGGATATACATTAAATGCACCTTGTAACATTTCTTTGTTTTTCTTAACGCTACCAGGAGCCCATGAGCCGTCAGGAATTTTATAACCAACATCACGATATTGAGAGATAACTTTTGCTAATTCGTCTTTATTACCTATCAAATTAATAATATCGTGCTTTTCAACAGCGGCTTTTCCTACATTTATTATATCTTGTGGAGTAGCTTTTGATAAATCAAGTTTAGTAATCATATCGGTAAGAGTTTCGGTTTTAGGTTTAACAACTTTAGAAGCAATCTGTCTTATGCTTTTTTGTTCGCTACGCCACTCAGAGAACGTTTTAGACTTATCAATATATATCGCTTTCCAGTTGTCATAGTCCATATTGCGAGGCACCTTCTCGTACTGTGTAGGCTCGTTCTTATTAGCTTTTGCCATTTTAACAGTACGAGAACCGCTAGTCGCTTTCTTATCTAGCGTACCTGCTATTGTGGATCTACATCGCGGATGTAGTGGTGGAACATTCGTTCCCACTTCAGCATCTGCAACAGGATATATATTGTTGTCGTGTTCACGGCAAGTCGATGAAGTTCGCTTATCTATTGTTGCTATGAATTGAAAATACTCCATATTAGCGGACTTCAAAGAGTCTAATGTAGCTTGATTATGAACATAATTGAGTTCAGTCCTAACCAGTCTAACAGCGTTATTCTTAGATACGTTCATACGTTCTTGAACTTCTTTAGCTAGCTTTTCGACCGATGTTCCTCGATGTACATTACTAACTACAACCTCTTGAATTGTCCTTGATAGCTTATCGGAGTTATCCCAAATACGAGTACTATAATTCTTGCCACTCCACGGAGTATGCAATACGCTTTCTACATGTTTTTTATCAACAGCAACGCCTAAAGGGCCTTGCCCTCGTTTAGCTAGTTCATATGCAGAATGTAACCGATTATCTTTGTATGCAGACTTTAGAAAGCCTGTAATCGATGCATTTGTCTTTTGCCCTAGCTTATCTATCTCAATAAGTGTATCGCCATACAACTTATCTAGCCTTGATATACGAGAACGCATGGAAAGAGTATTTAATTCCAGTAATGTTTTAGGGTTGCCTGTTTCTTTATACTCTTTCATGTACTCTTCAACGTCTTTTTTCCAAGTTCTAAACTCAGGACCATTGATTAACTTTTTAGCTTCGGCAATAGATATACCATTATCATTAGCGAACTTTCCATAAAGCTGTTCAATGTTAGCTTGAATGCGTTGAGCTGACCGTTCATATTGAGCAGCAAGCTCTTTTTCTACGGTTTCCTGGCTCTTCTTATTCCATTCTTCCTCGCGTTCAGTGCTTCTCCTAGCCCAATATGAATCAGCGCCCATAATTACACCCCTTAACCTAATTTATGAGTAAATTTAACAATGCGAATTTGTTTAGGTTCGTATACACGTTTCCAGTTGCCTGCATCTTTCAATTCTGCACGAGATACAGACTCAGCATGTGCACGAGTTGTATTTTGCCATGCTACCCCACGTGGATGCATGATAAATGCTTTACGCATAATTAAGTAGTCAACACCGGAACCTTTCTTTTCGTCGCGGTCTACGGCTGCTTGTTTTAAACCTACTGGATTACCAACACCAAATGCAATAGCACCTTCACCAAATAAGTAAGTAGTGTACTTATCTGTATCAACAGGGCAACCATCATCAACGATAACACGACGGCCCATGTAAGAATCAAAAGATACTGCATCAGATTGACGGATCGTTTGGATTAAGTTCAATTTATCAAGATAAGATTTTGTAGCGGAGTGCATTACAACTGCGGTCAAGGAGTTACGAGCGTCGCCCATAAGTTGCATTGCGTCGATGAACGCTTCACCGGAGAAGTTCGCCGCTTTACCAGTTTTACCGGAAATATCTAAAATGTGGTCTGTCATGCTAGTAGATGCAAATACACCGTCAAGGATATTCAACAATTCTTTTTGATGGTCGCGAGCCCAAAAGCCTGCAGCTAAATCACCAATAGCTTTCATAGGGTCAGTACCAGCTAATTGAGCAGCCAAGTCTGTGGAACTCCACATTTTAGCACGTCGAATTGTAGTGGACGTATCTTTATTGGATGTGATTTTTGCTGCTGTAAGGTCTTGACCTTCAATTACGTCTTCAGAGTCGCCAGTTAAATCGTTAAAGAATGGCATGTTATGTACTTGCGCTGGTTCACTTGCTAATTTGTCAAATTGAGAGTCGCGAGTGATAATGCCAGATTGGAAAATAGCAGATAGTTCGGCCGTACGATTTACAACATAGTTCGCAAAAAACGGCGTAGGGTTAATAATGTCTTGTAAAGTAGTTCCCATTAGTTACCTCCTAGGGTTAGAAATTAATTTCAACACCTGCTTCACTTGCTAATTGTTTAGCTTTAACAGGGTCTTTAGAGAATAATTCTGCTTGTTGCGTTAGATTGTAATGTTCTTTAGAGAATGGATTGTTTGTAGGCGTGCCGCTTCCCTTGTTAGGATCATATTTGAATTTAGGGTCGCCTTCCGGTTTGAATAAGAATGATTTATTGGTTTTTAATTCCTTTAATTGTTCGTTCAAACCAGTTACTTTGCCATCTTCACCAAGAATGAGTTTAGACTTATCAATCAAGTTAGCTACGAGTTCAGCGTCCTGAGCTGTATCACCGATTGCCAATTGAACAGCAGTAGATATTTTCAAATTCTTCAAATCTTGCTCTGCTTTTAAAGCATTAGCTTTATTTTCGGCTTGCAGTTTAGTGATTTTATCCTTAAGAGTTGTAATATCACCCTCGCTGTCCTTTAATGTCTTTAACTGCTTATCACGATCTGCAACAGCTGTTTCAAGGTTTTTCTTTTCCGCGTTCACCTCGTTAAAACGCGATTTAGGTACATATTCACCATCGAGAAATTCTTTAAATTGTTTGGTTGCGTTTTCAATGTTATCTTCCGCAATACCCAATTTTTGCAATAATTCTTTCAGTGTCATGTAATGTCTCCTATCCGGTTTTTACCGTGGTTCACCTGCCACGAGTTACTAGAGATTAAATTTATATATATGACTATTGGTCTTCATGTTCATCATCGTCATGGTCGTTTATAGAGCCATCATCATGATGTTCATGTTGCCAATCGTCATAAATACCATTATTAGATTCTGCCTCTTCGGCTTCAATTTGTTTAAGTTCCTCGTTTACATCTTCAACGAATGGGTGATGAGCGAGAATACTACGTTTAGAAACAACGCCCATAGATTGAGAGCACATGTTAACTAAATCACTATCATTCTTAACCGATGTACGAGTCCATGTTTGATTGATAGTCACCTTATCATTGCCATGAAATTTGCAAATAGCACGGATAAGTTGATTAAATCCTAACTGGAATTCTGTTTCCATCATGCCAGCTTTTAATTCAAGCAACGTATACAAGAACTTCATTGCCTCGCCACTCGTTCCATCTAATCCTTGTTGCTGTGGATCGACACCTTGCCCCATGTCAAAAATAGCTTTACGAGTAATATCAAGCAGTTCCTTGCGTGCTTCAATTGGAATATCAATCGTTAATGTAGAAATACCGCTTTTATCATCAGGACCAGTAGAGTCCATTTGAATCGCCTTATATTTCTTCATTCCGTTTAAGAACTCAGCTAAATCTTCACCGCCATAGTTAGTTAGTACAAAAATGACCTCTTGCACATCCTCAAGGTCATTTAAGAAACCGCTGTATGTTTTATCATACACATCGATAAGTTTCTTAATGCGGTTTAAATCAGGCGTATATGTAGCATTGTTAGCAAACGGAATAAAAGGAACTGCGCCCATATCATGTGGCATAGTATCGACTTCAACCATAGCACCAGTAGGGTCAATCATCGCAAACGCTAAATAAGGTTGGAGCTGGTCTACTACATCACCACTTCGAATAGAAAAGGCTTGTACTTCTTTATCGTTCCAAAATTCATAAACCGTGATGTTTTCGCCTGCTTCGTTTGTATCTTCATATACCCTAAACACACCCTCTAGTTTAGTATTGATATGATTATTCCATACAGGAACGATTTGAGTCGCTGGAATGGTAGCCCATTGAAAGTTCTTATCTTCATCTATCCAATAATGAACCCATGCGATACCGCCATTTGTAGCTTTAACGCATAAATCTTTACATTTCTTCTCGTAAGCATCGCCTAAATCTTCAAGAATAGCATCGTTTAACGCGTCATTCTTAACGTCAAATATAGGTGGTGCTGTAAACATGTATGCGGTTTTTTGATCCACTAACAAAGGGTAAAAAGAATAGGCGATACGATTATCTGCTTGATGCATGGGGTTAAACGTGTCGCCTTTTCGTTGTGCCTCTTCCTGGCTTTTAGGTTTTTCTTCTAGGTAATTAATATCGTTATCTACCATGTAATAGCGTTCAGATACCATCATTTGTGAAATAACATCACCATGTCGAGGCATATGCTTTTTAATTAACTTTTTAATTAATTCAATATCCAATCTTTCACCTTCCTTATTTCAATATGCGAACGCCTTTACGGCCGTCAAATTCTTCCATAGCATAACGCATGGCGTCCATTAAATGGTTGAAATCATCTATAGGCTTATTTATCGCATTGTCGAACTTATCTTTATCCCATGTGTAATTACTAATTTCTGTAATGAAATTAACACACCTAGGATGAATAATAATTTTATAGTCCTGGATAATCGAAATGCCGGCACGAATTGAGTCAGGTCCTTTTTTTGCTGCTCTAATTCTAGTGAGGCCAGCCTTGCGTAAATACGCAATCGATTTAGGTTCCGCGCTATCTGCTTTAATTCGTTCTTTGGAATATCCCATTTCGGATACTCTCTCCTTAATATCTTCATTACTCATGCCTTTTTCGTACATTTCATCAAACACATATATCTCCCTTGCGACTGTATCAACTAGCCCACAAAACAACGTGCTAGGGTCGTTGACATACCCAAAGTCCATGCCAAAGGCGGAGCGTACACTAGGCCTTATTGATATTTCATGTACATCAAATACACGCTCTTCCCAATTTTCATATACAAGGCCTTCAACGATACCCCACTCACCAAGACCAGCAGTCCGATACCGACGAGGGTTCTTTTTCATTTCCTCAAATAGTACCAAGTCCGCTTCGCTTAAGAACTCATTGCACATGTAATTAGTAGTCATCGCTAGTACATTTTTACTAGGTTCATCAAAAAATCGTTTCTTTAACCAGTGTCTATCAGACCAGGGGTTAAAGGTCAATACAACTTGATGATACATTCCTTCAGGTAACTGGCCACGAATACTTTCATCTAGTCGGTCGAACGCGTCCTCTGATGTAATTTCGTATGCTTCCTCTATCCATAGCCTACACAATGAACCAACTTCAACAGTAATGGATGTAACCTTTAACGGATCATCAAGGCCACGGAACAATATTTTTTGTCCAGTCGGTTTATAGGTAATTTCTAAAGGTGATGTACTGCACTTAAAAAAGTTATCAACCTTTAGTCGGTGGATAGCCCATTTGAGTTGTGCATAACAGCTATCACGCAATGTGCGTTCAACTTTACGAACAACAAGCCAATTAACATTAGGATTTTCAATGATTTCAGTTATAACCTTGAGTGATTGAGTAGAAGATTTTTTGCTTGCACGGCTACCTTTAACAGCTTTATAACGGCC